CCTCTCTCTAGGTTGTACATCCATTATACCACGGGAGTTAGTTATTCCTGTTAATCCTGACCTGCGACACGGGAATTCCTTTTTCCTTGGCAAACTTTCTTTTCGCTTCCGCAACCGCTGAACGCTTTTGCTTGGATTCGGCAGTCAATATCAAGAAGGCGACGACATTCGCCCAGCCCTGGGCATCCTCGGCAGTTTCGGAGGCATAAGTAGCCAACCATTCGGCAGCCCCGTGCAAGTCTCCGATTGATGGTGATTCAGGCACCAAGCCTTCGTGAAGAAATCTATCAACAGAATCCTCATCGGAGGTAATTCTGTTTCCCCACTCAAATCCTTTGTAATCAAGACTCATTACTTGAACCTCCCGACCTTCAAAGCGCTCTGAAATTCCTTTTCGAATTCGACTGCATAACACTTGACGCAGACTTGTTCAGGAAAGACCTCAAACTGACCGATAGAAACTCCGCACTTCACGCAGACCTCCATGGGGCATCTCCTCTCTCTTACATACCCAGTATACACGACGGGGGTTGTATATTCAAGTTAGAGAGACATGGAAGTTGAGTCGATTCGGCTCAAGTTTGGCTAAAAAGTGGTGCGCTAAACTAGGCGTTATGCGTAAATTTCAAGACATTCTGAGACGAATGGTGGCTGTTTTCACCGTTGGCGCTTTAGGCACATTGGGCGCTGGGGCTATTGTCGGGATTGATACCTGGGTCTCGCTATCGATGGCAGGGCTGTTGGCTGTCGCTTCAGTTGCAGAACGACTAGCCCGTGAATATCTTGACGACGGAAAACTAACGCTTGATGAAATCAATGGAGCGTTTAGTCCGTTTGCTAAATCAGAAGAGTTTAATCTTCCTTCTGACGACGAAGAGGGTAAGTCAGAACCCAAACGCCAAAAGTAATTAGGATTGCATAGCCCACGATATTTTTAGCAACACCATCAACAAGAATCCAGGCAACAAACATTCCTAGCATCGTCCATATTTGTCCGATGATGTCATTCAAAAAGTCTTTCAATTTGGTCTCCTATATCCAATGCCACCAATAGTGGTAGCAATTGTAGTCGTAGCGATATTGCCAATGATTGTCGCGGCAATAATTGTTTTACTTGCCTCTTCGCGTTCTTCAGGAGACATATCTGCTCCAAGGTTTCCGATAGCAAAGAGCAATTCTCCAGGGCTTTCAAAGATTGCTGAAACAATATCTGCTGCTGAGGTGAGCAGTTCTAAAGCAACAGCAACTTCGGCTGTAATTACAACTTCATTGCCATTCTCATCTTGACGCACTTCAACAGGTTGTTCGTCAGGTAAATCCTCTAGTGTGATTCCAGCATCGGCAATTGATTCAACAGTTACGGCTTCACCGTTTGCTGATTCAATAAGTACATCTGCAACAAACTCTCTTTCAGCGGGAGTGAACTTTCCGTCAGATGCAAGAGTTGCAGAAAGATTATTAACTTCTGCTTGAGTTATCTTTCCATCGGCAGCAAGGGCAGAAACAACAAGGTCTTTTTCTGCTGTGTTAAGAGGACCACTTTCGCTCAAAGTTTCGATAAGGGCAGTTGCCTCGGCTTCGGTTACTTTGCCATCTTCCATCAATGAATCGACTACCGCTTCAGCATCGTCGGGTGTAATCTTGCCATCAGATAAAACATCTTCTAAAACTTCGGAGGTCTCAGATGATTCTGTGGACGGATTTTCTTGCTCTTGCTCTACTGGGATTGGTTCTGCTGGGTTTTCGATTGGCGGTTCCTCTACGGGAACTTCCTCGAGAGGTGGCTCGGGCGATTCGGGTTCTTGAGGCTCTAATGGTTCTTCTACTGGTGGCAATGGTTCTGATTGTTCGGGGTCAGTAGGTGGTAGCGGTTCGGGTGTGGGACTTGGCGGGTCAATTTCCGCTGGGGGTTCAATCGGTTCAGGTGCAGGTTCTTCAACGGGCGGAGCAGTTGGCTCTGTCTCGGGGAGCGGTTCAGGTTCAGGGGCAGGTGCGGGTGGCTCTACGGGACTTGGACTTGGCTCAGGTTGAGGAATCGGATTCGGTGTGGGTTCAGGAACAGGAACAGGTTGTGGCTCAGGCTGTGGCTCAGGCTGTGGCTGAGGTTGAGGTTCAGGAACAGGCACAGGGATGGGTTGAGGCAAAGGCACGGGAGTCGGCTCTACCGCAGGGGTATCGACTGGATTCGGAAGAGGGCTTGGTACGGGATTCGGTTCAGGTGACGGAATTGGAATTGGGGTAGGCGATGGAGTTGGGGTTGGCTGTGGCGTTGGCTGTGTTGGCGCTGTTGTATTGGTATCAGGTGAAGGAGTAGGTGATGGCGCAGGTGTGGGTTCAGGTGTGGACGGCGCAGGTGCCTGGGTCGGTTCAGGTTGAGCAGTCGGAGTTGGCGAAGGTTCAGGGCTTGGAGAACTTGAGGGCGATGGTTCCGATGTTGGTTGAGGTGAGGGAGAAGGAGTGGGAGATGGTTCCGTCGGTGTTGGTGAAGGATTCACCGTTGGTGACGGTTCAGGAGATGGAGACGGCGAAGGCTGAGGCTGAGGCTCTGAGGTCGGCGTTGGTGTGGGAGAGGGTGAAGGTTCAACAGTTGGAGTCGGCGTTGCAGACGGTGACGGTGAAGGAGAAGGTTCCGATGTCGGAGACGGCGAAGGAGTCGGCTCTATCGAAGGGCTGGGGCTGGGTGTTGGGGTCGGCTGAACAATCGCCTCCGCAGTTACAACAGGAGCAACATAAACCCGAGTAAGACCCGCCTCTTCCAAAGTAACGACACGACCATCAGGCAAACGAACGCCAGTTCGAGTATTCAATCCCGCTTGAACATCTGAAAGATAAGTAATAGTTAAAGTGCTATCAGGATTTATAGATGCAGTTACAACAATTGTTGATAATGGATTGGCTGAAGCATCTTGTCCATAAGGACGAACGGCTAAATCAACTTGGAATCCCGCTTGACTTGAAGTAATAATTAAATGCTCATCCGCTGCTCTCCATCCAGCAGGATAAGAGTTTGTTGGATTTGGATTGGCTGGGTCAAGAACAACCCAGTCATAAGCATTAACAGAAATCGAAGGCGTATTGGGATAGGTGTGAAAAGTGTTATCCATCTGCCCAAAAACAATTGTTGAGTTTGTAGTTGCATAAACGGCGTTGTAAGTGGTGCCTTGGAAATTGACCGCTGTTGGCAATGCCACTTGGTAAGAGACATCATCGCCTCCGCAGGTATCTTGGACGATTACGGGAGTTGAGGTCGTGGTCCCAGTCCCCGATTCCGATGGCGCCAAGACCGTAGCCGCGTCTGCGGCTGTAGCCACGGATTGAGCCGTAGTCACACAGGCTGCCGAGGCAGAATCGGTAGGCAAAACAGTCCACCAAAAGATGAGTAGGCAGACGGTAGTTATGCGGAAAAGGCGCAATTTAGACCCTTTGAACGAGGGTCACAAAGGACACGACAGGCTCCTATTGTACCAATCGGCTAAATCATGCTAAACTGGGGTTGTAAATGAGAGGGGATGCCATGAGTGTGACAAAAGAGTTCGCGGTCAAGATTGATACTCAATTATCATCTTGGTATGACAAGCGCTGGGATGCAGTCAGCAAGTTAGATATTGCTGAAGATTCAATCAAGTTCTACGAGAAGTATTACCCAACTTCAGTAGAGAAGATTCAAGAATCCCGTGATAAGGCTGCCAAGATTAAGTTGGAAATCTCTTTCATCAATATCGAAATCGGCAAGTTAAACGCGATTTACAACCAAGACCCATGGACAAGAGCGTTCTTAGTTATTGCCAGCAATGGTCATGTTCACAGTTCAATGGATTGCAATACTTGCTTTGCAACTACTCGTTACAACTGGTTAGTCCAGTACAGCAACGATGATGAAGCAACAATCGTTGAAGATGCTGGTAAGGATGCTTGCACAATCTGCTACCCATCTGCTCCAGCCGAGGTTTTGAATCGTCCATCAAGAATCGTGACAGCGGACAAGGTTGCAAAGGCTGCTGCAAAAGCAGAGCGCGATGCAAAAAAGGCTGCACGAATTGCCAAGGAAAAGGCAAACGCTCCAACAGCATCAGGTGAGTTCTTGACTTACAAAGAGGGCAAGTACACAAGAGTTATTAAGACAGAGCGCTCAGCGGTGACAGAGTGGTTCAACCTTCAATGGACAATTGAAAGAGAAGTTGTCACCCACTACTTCAATGGTGAGGCACACAGCGCAGAGAGCATCCAAAAGCAAAAGGATGAAATCGCGTTTGCTCAAGAGATTGCCGACTTGATTGCAAGAAATCTTGCAGAGAAGCACGGCGTTTCATTTGACCAGCAGTTGAAAATACTGGATAATAAGTATCAGAAGAGGAGGGCATCATGACTCAAGTAGAAGAATTGATGGCGAAGATGGTCGCTGAACACAGCGAGACACTTCACCCTGCCCTTACTCCATACCTAGAGCAAAGCGATATTGGCTGGATGATGTTGCGTCATCCCCTTGTCTATCAAGTTCCATTCTTTTCAAACGGTAGCGCTAATGCTTATTTTGCACAGAAAACAAAAGCCGTGGAAAAAGCAATTGCGGACAAGAATTACAAACAATTTGTTTGGTTGTTCGAGCGCCCATTTCGAGTTGAGGCTTTCATCAAGATTGCTGACAAGTTGAGCGACACCGATTACTGGAAACTTCTCAGCGAAGTGTGGATTGATACAGAGAATCAGTACGCATACCTTGAGGAGTGGAAAAAGTTGTTGGCTTCAAAGCGTCCGAATCGTCATTACATGATGGACGAAGAGGAGGACAACATCTTGCGAGCGCTTGCTCAAGAGGTAACTATCTATCGCGGATGCCAAAAAGGTATCAACGAGGATGGATTGTCATGGACTTTAGATAAGTCCAAGGCAGAGTTTTTTGCCAATCGCTTTGGCAAAAAGGGAATCATCTTAAAGAGGACGGTTTCCAAGAATGACATCGTGGCAGTTCTTACAGGTCGCGGTGAATCCGAGGTCATATGTGAGGTGAAGCAATGAAGTGTTATATGTGCGGTGGTCAATTACGAATCACCATCATCAAAGGAAAAGCGTATTGCTTCCGTTGTGAGTTAGACGCTTCAATGGAGGAATACGGATTAGTTCGACCAATCAAAGAGAGGGAGGCATCATGATAGAGAAGCGATTAGCACGAAAGGGAATCCGTCTAAGCGCCAAAGGTCGTCGCTGGGCAGATAATTTCGAGGGCGCTGTCGTAGCGCTGGCAATTGTGGGTGTTTTCGGCATTGTAGGGTCAATAGAGACAGGACGGTGGTTCTAGTGTTAATTCCATCATGGACAAAGTTCAAAGAGCCTCTGAAGGTCTCTGAAGCCTCACTAGCCCGTATCCGTAGGCTCGAGCGCGAGAAGTTGCTGGCTGAAGAGGCTGACAAACGACACGCTCGGCGCAAGGCTCGAATGGATTTGATTATTAAACCCCAGTAGGGTATACTGATAGTACAAGGTCAAGAGAGGACTCAAAAATGATTGTTTACGAAGTAGAAATCGTTGGCTGGAAAGAAAAGTATTTCTTCGCAAAGAGAGAGATTGCAAAGCAGTTTGGTGAAAAGTACATCGCTGCTGGATACAGGGAATACATCATCAAGCCATTTTCCGTTAGGGAGGAAGTTTAATGAAGCCATCAGTATCTCAAGTAAAAAAGTGGGAAGAGAATGAATTCATTGGCAATTCAGTAGCAAAGGTTTTTGTCGCTGACATTGATGAGGATTTCTACAAGGTTGTCGGCGGTGGAAAGACAAAGTATTTCTACGGCGAGACAGCATGGCAGGATGCTCAAAGATTGGCGTCCGACATTTACTTCCAAGTCCAGTTTGCATAACCAACTAGGGTTTGATATACTTACTTTGTAACCAAGAGAGGGGATACAAAATGACTACAGCAGTTATCGAAAAGAAAAAGGCTCTAACAAAGACTCAATGCAAGGCGATTTATCGCGAGGCATACGAGGCTGGTCTTGCAGCGGGTAACGATGCAGACACACCAAAGTTTGTGGTTGGTTCTCCAACTACTCCACTTGGGAGCGACATTGATTTCAATAAAAAAACTTACATCCTTGACGGTCTATGCGGATTCGCATGGGTCACAATTTCTCCAGCGCGAGGCGCGTTTGTGAATTGGCTAAAGACTCAAGGCATCGGTAGCAAGGGCTACTACGGTGGTTACGAGATTTGGGTCCGAGAGTTCGGACAAAGCGTAGACCGCAAGAGCGCGTTTGCTGGAGCGTTTGCTGAAGTGCTTGAGAAGCACGGAATCACCGCTTACACAGGCAGTCGCCTCGACTAAGAATCTCTCCCACTAGCAACGACTCTCTTCCGCAAGGACATGAGACCCGCTAGTGGGTGAGTTGCATATGAGGTACCATTCCTATCGGGTACCCATAGTTCGGTGGCGTTGATGCTTCGTTGCGCGTCCGTCCTCTCTCACTAGCGTGACTTATCTGCTCCGCCACCGAACGCCCAACTCCAGTTAAAAATGTCCTTGACATCCATTCACCTTTATCTGCTACCTTTGTTACAGGTTCGCAAAACACCTACACCTCAAAAGCGAGGTCGGTCAGATACCGACAACACAGAAGCGCTACATCCAGTAGTGACAAAGAGTTCGCTCCGAACTATGGAGGATTATGCGATTCTATGAAAAAGTTATTTCGAAACCTATTCCAGTTGCGATTCTCGTATTGGGATTCATCCTTGTAAATCCTTTCCACATTCCGCCTGACCCAGTTGCTCAAGCGGTTGAAGTCGTGGAAGCGCCCGTGTTAGTCGAGCGCACACCTGAAGCATCCAAGGTCTATGCCAAAACTCAATTGTCTAAATTCGGTTGGGACACTCCTACGCAATGGGAATGTTTGCTATCGCTGTGGACAAAGGAATCAAATTGGCGTCCCGATGCTTACAACAAAACACCTGTATACCAAAAAGGTAAAGGGCTAAACGCTGGGGGTATTCCTCAGATTTTAGGACTGGACCCTGACACTACAGTTGAACGACAAATCGAACGAGGATTGATTTATCTCGAATCTCGTTATGGCTCACCCTGTACGGCGTGGCGCTTTTGGAGTTCAAACTTTTGGTACTAGCCTCGCCACATGAGTGAGGAAAACAAGAAACCTTCATTGATTGACGATGCGCTCGCCGAAATCGGGCGCATCGCCTTTCTTGACCCTGCAATCTGTACGGGCTGGGTTTTAGTATCAGAATGGATGGGCGAGGGCGAGAAAGAGTATTGGACCCTCACACTTGCCGATGATGATAACCCTGACTGGAGACATAAGGGATTAGTTCATCACGCTTTAGCAACATGGGAGGCAAACGATGACATCGGATTCAAAGATGACCCAAAAGATTGAGCAAGAGCGATTAGCCCTTCTCAAAGAATTGCTTGAAGAGCGCTTTGGAGATACGACACGCGAAGGCGCTACATCCATCGAATTAAATAAATAGTCTGTCACAATTACAACATGGGTTTAAGTTCTTTTGTTGATGAGGCTCCGTGCCGTAACTCTGACCCATGGCTTTTTGACCAACATCAAATTGATTTAGCAATGCCCGCTTTACAAATCTGCAAAGGCTGTCCTTTTTGGCAAAACTGTAACGATTTAGTTGAGCCTAAGAGTAATTCTTTTGATGGAGTTTGTGCTGGCAAGGTATGGCGGAATGGTCGAGTTTTGGCTAAGTTAGATTCTGCTTTCCCAAACCGTTTGATAGTTGGAGAGGAATTAGATGAAGAAACCATGGCAGTTCGAGGGAGCGAGTTGCTCGGGAGTGGAGACGGACTTTTACTTTCCCGAACAGAACAAAATCAGCCAGGAGAATCTATTAGCGAAAAAGATTTGTAGCACTTGTGTATGGAAAACAGAATGTCTGACCTATGCGCTACATTTCAAAGTGCTTGGTATTTGGGGCGGAACAACCCTAAAACAAAGAGATGCAATGAGAAAAAGACTAAACATAATAGGTAAACCAATGTCGAATGAGAGGCACAAAATATGAGCGCACCAATCACAATCACAGGAAATCTAGTTGCTGACCCTGAATTAAAATTCACACAAAATGCAAAAGCGTTAGCAACATTCACAGTAGTTTCATCAAAGTCTGTTAAGAACGCTGACGGAACTTGGGAAAATACCGATACAACTTTTTGGGACATCAAGGCATGGGGTAAGACCGCTGAGAATGTTGCAGATGCACTTCGTAAGGGAGTTGCCGTAGTTGTATCAGGTACAGCCGTTCAAGAATCTTGGGAAGATAAAAACACAGGGGCTAAGCGCTCGAAGATTACGGTTACAGCATGGAGCGTAGGTGCAGACCTCAAGCGCCATACCTATCATGTGCCAGTAGTTGAGCGCTCAGATGCCTCATTCAATCCAACAAGCCCAGGAGCCGAGTTCGACCCATGGAGCAAGCCTCTTTCAGATGTAGCACCTTTCTAACCCATGTTGTATGCTAGGGGTTGAAAATACTCTGAAGGGGGTAGGAAATGGCGTGGACTGATTACTTCGTATCCAGCATTGCTGGGTCAAAGGTAGTTGTATCTGCACTAGGTAAGCCGTATGTTTCTCATGAGATTGCTCTACGCGAGTATGTTGAAATTGAAATGACCGAGCAGACTTATGAACTTCCATTCAAAATCGTTTTCCGTTCATTCGACGCACTTGGCGGAGAGTTAGAAAACAGAATTTATGGATTCGCTGGTACAAAAGACATGGCTCGTAAACTTGCTATTGAAGTCGCTAACTTGCGTTTGAATTCTCGCGAGTTTGTTCTTGATGGAGAATAAGGCTAAATTCGCATAGCGCTATAATCGACGGGTGTATAACGACTTTATCCCTGATGATGGCGTTATTTCCGTTCTGAGCAGTTTTGCTATTCAGTCTCATGAGTTATTCATGGAGTTGAGAAACGCAGGATTTGACGAAGAGCAAGCACTTAAAATTGTCGTCGGATTAGCGCACAAAGAGTAGGCGAGAGGCACACATGGCAGAAAGACCTGACCTACAGGAGTTTGGCTCAACGGGATTACGCCGTTCGGGTGGAACAGTTTATGAAGAATTCCTTGTCAATCTTAGAGGCATACGCGGTGCAAAGACATACCGTGAGATGGCAGATAACGACCCAACAATCGGGTCAATGCTTTACGCAATCGAAAAGGTTATTACTCGTCTTGAATGGCGTGTAGACCCTTTCAGCGATGATTCAGCAGATGGCGATGTAAAGCCTGAAGATAAAGAAGCAGCGGTATTTATTGAATCGTGTATGCACGACATGTCCGATTCATGGGATTCAACGCTCTCACAAATTCTTTCAATGCTAGTTTTCGGATTCTCTTATCACGAAATTGTTTACAAAGTCCGCAAGGGCGATAGCAATGACCCAAAGCGCCGTTCAAAGCATAACGATGGAAAAATTGGTTGGCGTAAATTACCTATCCGCGCCCAGGAAACTTTGTTCCGTTGGGAAATTGATGCAGATGGTGGAATTCAAGCCATGGTGCAAGTGGACCCATCAACGGGTGGAATACATACAATTCCAATTGATAAGTCTTTACTTTTCCGTACAGTAACAACAAAGAATAATCCTGAAGGTCGCTCTATTCTTCGTAATGCTTACCGCGCTTGGTTTTTTAAGCGTCGCATCGAAGAAATTGAAGCAATCGGTATTGAGCGCGACTTAGCAGGTTTGCCAGTTGCCTATCTACCGCCTGAATATCTTTCTTCATCTGCATCAGCCGAACAACAGGCAGTATTAGCATCAATCCAAAGCATTGTTACATCTATCAAACGCAATGAGCAAGAAGGCATTGTTATGCCAGCGATGTACGACGATGCTGGACATAAGATGTTTGACTTGCAGTTGCTCTCATCAGGCGGTTCTCGTCAGTTCGATACAGACAAGATTATCAATCGCTATGACCAGCGTATAGCAATGTCAATCCTTTCAGACTTTATTCTTCTCGGTTCAGACAGAGTTGGCTCATACGCTCTCGGTGCATCCAAGATGGATTTATGGTCAATGTCAGTTGATGCAATTGCTAAGAACATTGCAGAGGTAATGAATCAATACGCCATTCCTCGCCTGATGAAATTGAACGGAATGGATGTCTCTCGCGCTCCTTACCTAACATATGGTGAAGTAAGCCATGTTGATTTGACTGAGATTTCAGACTTCGTAACTAAATTGGCTCAGGCTGGCGTTCTTATGCCTGACCCTAAGTTGGAAGATTATCTTCGTGAGTTGGCAGGTCTACCTCCAGCAGAACACGATGGAGCAAACTTCGGTATGCCTCCTATGCCTGAAGGGGCAGATACGGCTGGATTCGACGCACCTCCATCATTGGAAGAAGGATTAGAGATTCCTGAAGGAGCAGAACCGCTAGACGGCGATGTGGATTAAAAATGCCTCTAATCTTTGGCGGAGACGGGAAGCGTCGTATTCCATTAACAGCGGAGGAACAGGCATTAGCCCGCGTTCTTTATGATGCTATTCGTAAATCAACAAACGCAATCAAGGTTGAAGAATTAGCACGAATCATTCAACGCCTTGACCCTGATTCTTTGAACCGCCTTCTTAATGCAATTACTGTTGCTGGAAACAGAAAACAGATTGAAGATGCTTTGATGACATCTATTGACATTGGCGGTCAAGAGGCTGTTCAACAGATTCAATCAATTGCTCCAAAGTTAGCCTTACCTGCATTTCTCCCAAAGCCTGTAAAGATTACAAACAAGGCTCCTATGGCTAACATGGATTTTACAAAAGTACCTGTATGGGCAAGCCCTACGCCTCCTCCAGTCACATTCTCATTGTCGTTTAATAAGACAAACCCAAACTCTTTAGCCTTTGCT